TCAGGGTTGACCTCTAGGTACGGCCAGTTCTGAGTGTTGGCGGTCTTCCATTGGTTCTCATAGCCCTCAAACTGCCCACCATAGCCAATGAATGGCGCTTTGGGGGCGAGCGCGAGCATCTCTGCCTCTTGGCTAGTCCAATAGTTAATCATGCGCTGTGGGTCTTTTGCGTTACGCACAAGCCCTGACAGGTAGATGCGACCATCGACTTCGTACTCGTTACCGACAATACGCACGATTGGGATCCACTTACCCGCCCATTCTTGCTCTTCAAGCACTTCGTAGCCGTTGATCTTGCGCCACTTTACTTTCTTAATATCCGCAATGCGGGTTTTAAGCGGCTTACCAAACATCATCATCAATTGCTTGTCTTGGATGCTACCCTTAACCGCCGTCTGATTGTCGGGGTACAGGTTTAGGGTCGAGGACTCATACACCACCTCAAAATACTCGGCAATGCGGATTGTGTCTTCGTTAAGCCAGTTAGACAACGACTGATCGCCCACACCCATCTGTTGCAGACTTGATACGGGGGCGGCATCTGGGTACAAGCGCTCGTACTCATCGCGCATAATGTCTTCGGTAATGAAACACCATTTAGCGTCCGAGCCGCAAGGGTCTTGGATCGTTGGATCCATGTAGACGCTAAAACTGTTGCGAATACGCCCGATCTTGATGTCTTGGTCAAACGACTTGTCGTCGCAATACTCGGTGAGTATTCGAATGTAGCCCTCGCCGTACACAACTTGGTTTTCGCAAGCCGTGTCATACGCCACGTCCGCATCCGAGATGTACTCAATGTGGCGCACAAGCCCGTCAAAGATAGCTGCCACTTCAACGTCAGCCTTGTCGTCAACGGGGATTACTTTTCCGCTCGGGCGATTTTGGCGCTGGTCATTGGTGACCTGTCTAACGTGTTGGGGGAGTTTGTTAATAGTAAGGCAAGGGCGGGCGTTGATGGTTTGACCTTGCACCGCGCCCCGAGTAGCCAACACGTCGGCTGGCCATTGCCAATGATTGTCGGGACTTCCGGCAAAGAATTTGAGGTCATCAATTTCATCCTCTCTTGACTCCGAAAGCGCCGAAATGGCTAAGTCAAGACGGTAGCGCGCGGTGGAGAGGATGTCTTTCATACAAGTCCGATTACGTCTTTATCTTTCATGATAAGCAGCCCCTCATGCGTCCTGTCAATCGTGCCGCTGTACATGACATGGTCGCCCACATTCACCATCAACGGGCGACTGCTATCTTTCTTGCCCGTGCCAACCGCCACGACCACACCCGTGCGAGTATCCTTTTCGGGCATAATAATTAGCCCGCTTTGCACAAACGGGTCAGGGCGTACTGCAATGTTGTCGTGTAAAGGTCTGATCATTTTTTCTTAGCGGTCTTGGCTGATTGTTTAAAGTCTTTAGCAGTCGGTGCGTTTTTGCTGCCAACCTTGTTCATCTTTTCGCCCGAGCCCGCTTTGATGCGCTCTTGTTTAGCGTGAATATTGCTATACAGTCCGGTCTTAGCCATTAACATTTCCACCGTTTTAAAGAAGCCTTGGCACGTTCGCCATCTTTAGCGTTCGCCGCCACCGCGCCCATGCGGGCACAAAATGAGGCTTTACGCCCCGCGTCGGCTTTGGTCTTGGGGTTGGGGGCGGGTGCCTTTAAATTACTACCCGTTTCCGAGTTGTACTTGGCGCGCCCTTTAGCGGTCAGCCCAGCGCCCTCTTTGACAGATAGCTTTTCACCTCTGCCCACCGATAACGACACCGATTTCTTAGCCATTATTTCTTCCTCGCCGCCGCACGTTTAACCGAATACGCAATTGCCACCGCTTGCTTGATCGGCTTAGTTTTAGCCTCGGCTTTTACGTTTGCACGGAAGGCTTCTTTACTGGCTGACTTTTTCAGCGGCATGATTATGCACAATGAATGATTGCAAAGTTAATTACAACAGCTTCCGAGAGCGAACCCGCACTAATGTTGCGTAGCGTAATGGTTGCAGAGCCCGCCGCCATGCTCGATACAAAAGCGTTATATGCGCCTGATGTGCCGTTAGTGGTGTTTAAAATCAACACGTCTTTAGCCGACAAGACGCTATTAGTTAGCGTGAAAGTTACGTTGGTAACGGTTGCCAACGAAGCGTTGTTCATTGTAATCTGACCGGCTGACGTATTTGCAGTCACACCTGTCGATTTAGATGTTGCTTGGGTAACTGCGGTTTGTGCGCCAGAGGCATAGCCAATCTCTTGGCTTGCGTACATAGTGGTAAGTTCAGGATCGGCAAAAGCAACACCGATTGGTTGTGTATTTGACATTTTTAAGCCCCCATCCAAGAAGTTTGTAAACCGTTAGGTGAATAATTACGACGTTTAGGTTCTGAATACTCACGATGTGCAACAGGATACGCAAACGTCACGCAGATAGCGTCTGCGGCGTCCGGAGAAGCCAACCCCCTCGCCTTCATGTCCTTTTTAGACTCCAAAAAGATAGTTCCTTTTGAATCCGGCTTCATTACTGGTGATATTAAATCAGTTTTAAGCACTCTGTCACTAGGAATTGACGCGGTTTTCAACCATTGACGCATATCACCCCACATTTGTGCCCTTAAATTACCATACATGAGCGGGTTTTTAGACTTATTGCCAAAGTTCACGCCCCGAATCTTGTAGCGCTGCTCTTTCAAGCGATCCACAACACCCCCGCCCACACCACCCTCGTCAATCACGACAAGCGCGGGCTTATATTCCTCGATCGCCTCAATGACGTGTCCCACAACGGTCATCGTATCGTCGCCCTTGAAGCGTTTGATGCCAATAATGTCACGCCCTTGCCTGATGGCAATCACGGTTGAGTCCGACCCAAAGCGTGCAGGGTCAACCCCCACGATAATGGGCGCAGATAGGTCTTTGTGCTTTGCGCGACGCATCGCCTCATCCACAATAGAGGATGAGATAAACTGGTCATCGCCCGCAGACGGGAAGTCACCGTAGACCTCGACCGCAGCTTGTGATGAATCGGCGCCATACTCGTCAATGATTTGCTGGTACACCGCTTTGTCTGTACCCTCAACCGTTCTTGCATCCACAATCTTGGTATTCCAAAAGTCACGCTTGGAGTTGTGGCATTCGTAGAAGTAGCCGGTGTTGCGGCGCGGGTTAGAGAACGCCAACCAAAAACGGTTAGGCGTGTTTTCTGTAAAGAAGCCCGCGGTGACCGCCCAGATGGCGTCGTCAATACCGGAGGCCTCATCAAAAATCACCATCACGCCGTCGTAGTTGTGGACGCCCGCGTACGCGTCAGGGTTTTCGCTTGACCACAGTCTGCCCTCAACCGACCAGTAGCGAGTGCCTTTCTTTAAGTCACGCTCGACCAACTCAGTCATCCACTTAGCCGGCATAAGACGGGTGGCGGACACCTCAAACCAATGGCTGTTAAGTGACATGGCAAGCCACTTGGTAATCTCTGCCCAAGTCACCGATCGCAACTGTGATTCGCTGTTTGCCGATATGACGGTAGTAGAACCAATGCGTGTAGACAACATCCATAGCGTCAACCAACTGACTAACGCCGACTTACCAATCCCACGCCCTGATGATGTTGCCATCCTGAAAGTATTGAAGTCCACCAAGCCGTTATTCTGTTTGATGTGGGCAGTCAGGTCAGTCAACACCTCGCGTTGCCATTTGCGTGGGCCGGTGAAGTTCTCGAGCGGTGTACCCTTTTGACCCCAGGGGAATGCATACAAGACAAAGGAGAGTGGATCGTCTTTGATCTTAGGCGCCCATAGACGGCTCATTAGAGCCATCTCTTCGTCAGGGGAGTAGAGGGGGGTTTGCATCAAAACTTCTTGCTGTAGCGGGCGTTGACGTTAAACATCCCGCGCGGGCCGTACATTCCACCAATATCTAAATTGCTGTTATTACCAAGGTCGGCGTTGTACCCTGCATCAAGTCCTACTGGCATCATCTTAACTGTACCGTCCGGCAATCGAACCATCATGCCCGAGGCACCAGCGCGTAAGTTGTCGCCTTGGTAACCCATACGCCCTTGCATCATTTCAGGCATAAAGGGGACAATTTGACCGTTGGGCAGTTGCATATTGTAACCGCCCGAGTTACCCATTAGTGAGGGTTGAAATGGCATTTGACGGTCAGGCGTTGCATACTGACCGCCACCTTGTTGGTTAAGCATGGCAACTTGGGTTGCAAAGTCGGGTTCATCATTGCCGCCCATTAACAACATTTTACGCCGCTCTTCAGGCGTCATGTATTCGGCGAAGTGGCGCAGCATATTTAGATTCTTGGGCATTAGTTCGTTGGCCATTGCCGGACTCCGTGGGATTTAGTGTTGATTGTAAAGGAAGAATATTAATAATAAAAAAATTTTGTTGGTGAACCCTCCGCTAGCTAGGGCTCCTTGGCCGGGCGGGGGGGGGGGGGGGCGGGGGGGGGGGGGTGGGGGGGGGGGGGGGGGGGGGGGT